TGGGACCGGCCCTTGAGCAGGAAAAGCCCAAACTTCCCGACATGTGGCGAAATAGTGTGAGACCCTAGCCATGATTATCTTTGGTGTAGAAGGCCACGCATATTTGAATCCGACCCCCGACAGCGCAATCACTGCTGCCGGTTGGATAGACCTCGCCATTGTCCGCAACGCGAGCGTGGCCCGCCAACTGAAGGAAGTCGATGTCACGACCCGTGGCAACGCGGCCTACGAGGCAACGGATGTGAGGCTCACCAATGCGGTGATTCAGCTTGAACTACCGCTGGACCCGCTGAACACAGGATATCAGGCGTTGGAGACCGCGTACGTGAACAAAGTCCCCGTGAGCATGGCCGTGTTGTCCGGCGCGATCGCCGCCTATGGGTCGCGCGGGCCGGTCGGGACGTTCAATATCACCGCCTTTGACCGCGATGAGAATCTTGACGGCGCGATGATGGTCAAGGCGACGGCCAAGCCCCTGCGGAATCTGTCGGAGTACGTGAAGCTGCCTGATCCTCCAACTGGCGTGTCGGCGGCTTTGGTCGGCGGGTGTATCGACGTGTATTTCACGGTCGGTGTCGGACACGGCTTTAACCTCTATTACTCCGCCAGCGGCGGAACCACCTGGACGCTGTATGCCTTGCAGGCCAGTGTCGGCAGCAACTGGATTCGATTGATGAAGACGGACGGCTCGGGCCAGTCCACTTTGCCGCCTGGCACTTATGTCTTCCGCCTCACCGGCGCCGTGCAAGTGGGGAATGACGTGTTTGAGTCCGCCCCAACGGCAACAACCAATAGCGTTACACTTAGCTAACATAGGAGACTATATATGACTATTAGATTCGGCGTCGAAGGCAAACTTTACTACTGCGCGGCCGGTATCGGTGGCACTCCCGCCTGGGTGCTCTACAAGGGCGTCAAGAACGTCACGAACCCCAACTCGCTCAAAGAAGTGGATGTGACCACTCGCGCCAACGCCGGGTATGAGGCGACCGACGGGCGGATCAAGCAGACGCACGTCGAGTTTGAAGCCCCGCTTGATCCCGCTGACCCAAACTACATCGCGTTCGAGACGGCCTACATCAATAACAGCATCATCGGCGTTGCCGACATGACTGGCGCCTCTGGCGACGTTGACACAGCCACGCCGCCAACGATGGGCTCCGCAAGTCGTGGCCTGTGGGCTGACTGCAAGGTGACGCAGTTCGACCGCGAGGAAACCATTGAAGGCGCGATGATTATCAAGATCACGTGCAAGCCCACGTACAGCGTCAACGCCCCAATCTACAAGATCATGCCATGAGGGAGTGAGCACACATGAAAACTTTCACCGACAACGCAAGTCGCACCTGGACCGTGGTCGTCAACGTGGACGCATTCAAGCGCGTCAAGTCCCTCTTGAACGTGAACCTCATGGAGGCGGTTGAGGGCAAGCTGCTGGAGAGGCTTGTTAGCGACCCGATCTTGCTGTGCGACGTGATCTACGCCGTCTGCAAGCCCGAGGCCGACGCCAAGAACGTCACCGACGTGCAGTTTGGCCAGGCGATGGGCGGCGATGCCATAGACCTGGCGACGACAGCGCTCCTGGAGGAGCTTTGCGATTTTTTCCCGCAAGGCCGCCGGGTGCTCCTGCGGAAGGCCCTGGAAAAACTCCAGAGGTTCCAGACGCTGGCGTACAAGACGGCCGGGGAGAGGCTCGACAGCCCGGAGATGGACAAGAAGCTCCAGGCGATCCTGAACATCTCTATGGATTCTGCTTTGAACTCGGCGGAATCATCGGGATCGATCCAGGCCCCTTCACCCTCCGCGAATTGATATGGATGGCCCAGGCGGCGAGCAAAGACGCCTGGACCCGGACAAGCACGATCTTGGCGATGCTGGCGAACGTGAACCGCGATCCTAAGAAGACCAAGCCGCTCAAGCCCAGCGACTTTGATCCGTGGGCCGAGCGAGTAAGTAAGCCAGCCGCCAAGGCGGCACAACCAGCAGTGAAGGTCAGCACGAGTGTGCTGGCCAGGATTCTTTTGGAGACCCCACAAGAGGAGTAGCGAATGAAAGCCATGAAAGTGTCCGCAGTCCTGATTCTTGTTTTGGTTCTGTGCATTGCCGGGTGTGACGTTTACACCAGCAAGACCGCCGCCACGTTTGACTCTAACGCGGCATCGGCGCGCAATATCGCCGACGCCGCCAGTAGTGGCGACACGCCTCCGGCGGCGATGGCCTACCAGTTGGAGTGCTTCGCGGAGACGTTCCAGAACCTCTCCGACGCCGGCCACTGGAAGCAGCCGACGTACCCCAAGGCGCCGACAACGGTGCCGACAACTCTGCCTTGGGCGCCGCCGCCCGTGGGCAACAGGTAGAGCGCCCTGGCGGGCAAGTCTGCCGGTGGAGATATCCGCCGGCAGGCTGGCCCGTATGGGCAATGTGTTCTTGGTAATCGAAACGGTTTTGGCACTAACAAGAGGAGATGCAACTGTGAAGTTTGATTTTGACAAGGCGAAGGCGGCACTGACGACGCAGGCAACCAACGCAACTGACCCCACCGCAAAGGCGACTGCGAATGCCGCGATTGCGTTCCTGGACAACAATCAGGCCCAGCTTGTGGCGCTGGGCGAGGACGCGATCATGCAGATCGTCAATGCCTACCTGTCGGGCAATGACTCCCAGGCCGTGACCACGTTCTACAATCTCAATCAGCAGGCCGCCAACATGGTTGTGAATTCCGCCGACGTTGCCCAGAGGCAGTATGACTTCAAGCAGCGGGCGCTGACCGCCAGTAGGTTCGTGGCACAGATTCTGGTGGCCGTGCTGGCCGCCGGGGTGGTGTTTTGACTTTGCTGCAATTGCAGCCATTCTGAAAGGACTTGGAAACATGGAAGGAAAGAGTTGGTACGAAAGTAAGGCCATTTGGGGCGGGATCATCACCGGCGTCTGCGGCCTGGCGGCCATCGCCGGTCACTCGATCCCCGCCGACACCCAGACAGTGTTGACCAATCAGATCGTGCAGGTCGCCACCGCCATCGCAACTATCGTTGGTTCGGGCCTGGCGATCTACGGGCGGCTAAGAGCCGACAAGGTGATCCGGTAGGTCAAGCAGCGGGAAAAAGGAAGGACCGGCTCACGGGGGGCGATGAGTCGGTCCTTCTTACTCGTTGCTCGCCCGGCAAAGGAGGAGTAAACCGGGCTAGCAAGCATCATATTAACCAAAAGGAACGGTCTTACAAGGCCATATATAAATAATGTCTGACTCCGGTGCAATCCGAGCAGGCCGCGCCTTTGTCGAGCTTTTCGCCGATGACAGCAAGCTCGTCAAGGGCCTCCAGTCTGCGCAGAAGAAGCTCATGGCCTTCGGCAGCCAGGTGAAAGATATCGGCAAAAAGATGGCAACTCTTGGCGCTGCTGTCGCTGCGCCGATGATCGCGGCCACGAAGTCTTTCGGCACTGCCGGTAGCGAGATATACGCTATGAGCAAGCGCACCGGCGTCACCGTCGAGGCACTTGGTGAGTTGAAGTATGCCGCCGAGCAGACCGGTGTCTCCTTTGACGAAATGGAAACCGGCATCAAGAAGATGCAGAAGACCATCGTCGCCGCCGCCCAGGGCTCGGGGCAATCCCAGCGGGCGCTGATGCTGCTGGGCGTATCGATCAAAGACCTGGCCAACCTGACGCCCGACCAGCAATTCAAACTCCTTGCCGACCGGATCAGCGCCATCGGCGACCCGACTGTCCGCGCCGCAATGGCTATGGAAATCTTTGGCCGCAGCGGCACCATGCTCTTGCCGATGATCGAGCAGGGTGCCGCCGGCATTGGCGCCTTTGGCAAAGAGGCCCGCGACCTGGGGATTGTGATGTCTAGTGAGAGCGCCGAGTCTGCTCACAAGTTCGAGCAGGCCCTCCAGACGCTGTGGCGCGTGATCGGTGCCGGCAAGAATGCCATCGGCGCTGCCTTAGCGCCGGAACTGACCAAGCTCGCCCACCTGATTACCGAACAGCTTGTCGGCGTCGTGCAGTGGATCAAGGCCCACAAAGACCTGGTGGTCACGGTCTTTAAGACCGCCGCCGCTGTTGTGGCCGGCGGAGCGGCCATCATGGCGTTTGGATACGTCATCATGGGCGTGGGAAAGGCGTTTGGCATTCTCGCGTCCATTATCAGCGGCACGGTGGCGATGTTCCAGACCATCGGTGCCGTCCTGGCGTGGGCCTGCCAGCCAGCGGTTCTCTTGGCGGCGGCGATGATCGCCCTTGGTGGTTACATCGTCTATGCGAGCGGCGCCGGCGGCAAGGCGCTCTCCTGGCTCGCTGAGCGGTTCAATGACCTCAAGGAGGATGCGCTCGCGGCGTGGGGCGGCATTGCTGACGCCTTGGCTGCCGGTGACATCGGCCTGGCCGCAAAGATTCTGTGGCTCACGCTCAAGATGGAGTGGATCAAGGGCAGCAATGCCATCAGCGAGGTATGGAACGGCGCGCTGTTGTGGTTGAAGCAGCGGGCGACCGAGGCGTTCTACGGGCTGGTGATGGTTGCCGAGATCGTATGGCACGGTCTGGAAGTCGCCTGGATCGAAACCACCTCGTTCATGTCGCAGGCGTGGATCGCGTTCTGCACCGGCATCCAGATGGCGTGGTCGTGGGTTGCCAAGTCCATAGAGGAAACCTGGAACAAGCTCAAGCACGTGTGGGACGACAAGTTCGACGCCGACGCCGCCAACAAGGCGGTCGAGGAACAATACGGCAAGGCCCGCGAGAACATGCTGTCGGAGGCTGGGCGGCAGTTGGCCGACCGCGAGCAGGTCCGACAGAAGGAACGCGAGGAAGAGGCAAAGACGCAT